AAAAGATTAAAATAATTAATTGGTCTTGATGTCATTGGGGTACCTGTTAACAACCAAAGTCTATCAATCGTTTTAACCAAATCATTTATAAGTTTGGTTCTTTGGGCTTGAACATTTTGTATGTAGTGAGCTTCATCAATAATAACCAAATCAAATTTTGAATTGAGAATCAATGACCCTTCATCACTTTTTGTATCGTGAAAGTTTTTGATGATATCATAATTCATGATAACAATATCGGCTTCGGTAGAAAAATTCTTACCGTCACAAACATAGGTTTTCTTTTTTGAATACAACCAAAATTCTCTTTCCCAGTTAATCTTAAGTGTTGCGGGACATATAATTAAAATTTTCTTCGCCCCCGTTTCAAGCGCGGCAATAATTGTTGATGTGGTTTTACCCAAACCCATATCATCAGCCAAAATAAATTTTTTGTTTTTCAGAAGAGATTCAATGGCAATCTTCTGATGTTCCAATGGTGGACGGTGACTATATTTTGAATAATCAACTTCTTTGATTTCAACTTTGTTGTCTTTAATAATTGAAACTTTTGGAACCCAAAAATCAGTTAATTGTTCGTCCTCAAAAAAACGACCCCACACATGATATGCCTTATCTTTTTCTGCCAACAACTTTTCAATCCATAATCTTTCAGGGATTTTAATTAAAAATTTATCGTTAGCCAATTTGTTTGCAAAGTATGAATCCAACACAACCCACTTTTTTGCAACCTTGGGGGTCTTGTCTTTGTTGGTTAAAACATATTCCGCCTGAGACCTTGTGGGGTAAAACTTAGGGTTAATCTCTAACTTTTGTTTTAGATTTAGGATGTAATTATTTGCTCCCTCATATTTCTCAAGAGCCGTAATTGCTTTGGATTCTATTGTTAAATCAATTCCCATATAAATCTGTTCAGTGCAGATGTAGTGATTTTGTTTTTAAATATAATCATTAATTAGGTATTTATCAATATGAGGAATAAATCACCTCACGATACTAATATTTAGGGTAATTAAAATATGTCAGATAAATTAGTTCCGATTACAAGATTAGGTAAATTCTTCGGTGGTGAAGATTATGCTTTAGATATTTCTATGGGTTCAGAGTGGCTTGAGGGTGACATGAACTTTACTGTTATTCTTTATAGAATTGATAGATATAAAACTCTACAGGATGATGTGTATGGTGAAGTACCTGAAGGTGGTATTCAATTCTTAGCACCGGTTGAAATTAAAGGATTAGTTCAAATTATTCAACCTGTTGCTCAAAAATTGGGTACAAGTAGAATTGAACAAAATGAACCTGGTAATATGAGATTTTCTGTTTATCAATCTTACTTGGATGAACTACAAGTGGAAATTCAAATGGGGGATTATTTGGGATATTATGAAACCGAAAGTAAGGTTAGATACTATTCAGTTGCCGATGATGGTAGGGTTGTTTCTGACAATCGTCATACTTATGGAGGTTATAAACCATTTTACAGGACAATTGTTGCAACACCTGTAAGTCAAAATGAATTCTTTGGAACGTAATGGCATTTCCTAAACAAGTAAAACCAAACATTGATTTAGTTCCTCCGAAAACACTTTCGGCAAGGAGAGAACAATTATTGGAATTTATTAACAAAGATGGGACTTATTTACCCCAAAGTGTTTTACATGCCGATTTAGATTTAGGTATGTTAGAATTCGTTAAAGGTGAATTGAAAACTACCGTATCAGGAAAAGATATTAATGTTATTGATAAAATAATAACAAATCAAAGATGGTCCCAATTTACTGAAACTTGGAATTTTAAAGACCAAGATTTTAACGTTCAATTACCATTCATTACTGTTGTAAGACAACCTGAAGTAAAATACGGAACTAACCCTTCTACTCAATATACAATACCGGTAAGAAAACAATTTTACTACGCCACAGTACCAACTTGGAATGGAAATCAAAAAGGTTTTGATGTTTACACAATTCCTCAACCTGTACCTGTTGATATAAATTATCAAGTAAAAATCTTGTGTAATAGAATGAGAGAGTTGAACACATTTAACAAAAATGTTCTTCAAACTTTTTCATCTCGTCAAGCTTACACATTTATCAAGGGACAATATGTTCCAATTATAATGAATAATATCACTGACGAATCTGTAACAGAAATTGATAAAAGACAATATTATATTCAGAGTTATGATTTTACAATGCTTGGTTACTTGATTGACGAAGAAGAATTCCAAGTTAAACCTGCAGTGTCTCGTGTGGTTCAATTATTTGAAACTGATGTTACAGTTAAAAAAGGTAGGAGAGCCGAAACAATTCCACCAAATCCTGATGAATTTGAATATAGATTATTTTATACTTCAGGTAATACAAGTTTGGTTGATGACCAAGTTGATTATAGAATCAATTTAACTTTGGTATCATCAAATAATGTTGATAGTTGGGATGTCACAATTAATGGTGACTATTATGGTAGTGACTTGAATTATATTGAACTCAATACTAATGACATTCTTCAAGTTAATATTACTAAAGAAACCGTAGGTGAAGAAGCACTTTTATTATACAGTGCTAAGTTAGTTTAATCTTCTCCGTAAATATCTTTTTTTATTTTACAATTGTCGTAAATAAGTTTTTCAACAAACTTATGAATCTTTAATCCATTCTCCTCACAATACTTTTTTAACAATGTATGTGATTCATTTGATATTTTTAGGTTCTTAATATTACCGTGACTGTTTTTCATAAAGGCAGAAAAATGGTAGAAAAAATTCTGCCAGTTTATCAATACATATTTAAAAGTCAAGTTTTTTGTATTTGAATTGAATATTTATGTATAAAATAAAACCGAACAAGAAAAAATTAATCAATGGCAACAGCACAAGCTAATCAGAAAGTATTCGTATCTCCAGGTGTTTATACTTCAGAAACCGATTTGTCATTCGTAGCTCAAAGCGTAGGTGTAACTACTTTGGGTTTAGTTGGTGAAACATTACAAGGTCCTGCATTTGAACCTATCTTTATCACTAACTTTGACGAATTCCAAACATTCTTTGGAGGTACCGTTCCTGAAAAATTCATTGGAACGCAAATCCCTAAATATGAAGCCGCGTACATCGCAAAGGCATATCTACAACAGTCAAACCAATTATTCGTAACAAGAGTACTTGGATTGTCAGGATACGACGCAGGTCCTTCATGGTCAATCAGAGTCACTGCAAACGTGGATGGAACTACAATTGGTGTAGATTCTGACGTAGCGGCACTTGATTTTACCGCAGTTGTAACAGGTAATACTGGTGTAAGTAACGTGTTGGATTTCACAACACCACTACCAAGTGTTATTGCTGACAATCTAAACATCCAATATCTGTTGAGTAATGGTTCTACAAGTACTTACAACAAAGATATCTTTAGTTTCATGTTATCTGTATCAGGTAATACTGCATTAACAGGAACAACTTTAAATGTCTACGGTTCTGTACCTGAAACTGAATACAATGACTTAAGTGCTCAGTATTCAAGTTTAACTAACGTATTTGGTGCTGATAGTTTAAACTTAGCATTTAATGATTTAACAGATTCTTCAAACGACCCTTGGTATTACGCAACATTTAATAACTATTCAAATAATAGCTATTCAGGTATTTCTTGGGATTATGCAGTTACTGATTATGTTACAACAGGTTCTTCAGGTAATTTTGAAGCAACATTATCAGGAACAGTATACTACTATAGTGGTACTGCTTACACAAACTACAATAACTTAGTTGTTGCAACTTTACGTTCAAGAGGTATTTCATTTTATGATGCAAACGACCACGGTCCACAATATCAAGTTACAGGTTTAACTGACTTAGATATGATTTGTACCGGAGCTTACTCAGGAGTAACAAATAGTCCTTACGCAACATTCTTGTTAAGTGGTATTACTTACGAAAATAAAACCTTCCAATTTGAAACATCGTTCGGTAGTATTGATTCAAATTACATTACAAAAGTATTGGGTATTACAAACTTCTCAAAATCAAGAACTGAAGTTCCTGTTTATGTTGAAGAATCATATCCAGGTCTTTTAAATTATGCATATAATAAAGGATTTATTAAGGGGTTGAATTGCGAACTAATCGCATTACCTGAAGCAAGAGATAAGACTTCAACAACATCAATTGCTTGGTTGTTGGATAGATATCAAACACCAAAGACACCTTATCTTGTTTCTGAATTAAGAGGTAATAAAGTTTACAACTTATTTAGATTTGTTGCAATTTCTGACGGAAATGCTGCAAACACACAAATTAAACTATCTGTGGCTAACTTATCATTCTCTAACATGACATTTGATATTTTGGTTAGAGATTTCTTTGACACTGATGCGAATCCTGTAGTTTACGAAAAGTACACAAACTGTACTATGGACCCAGGAAGTAACAGTTTCGTTGGTAAAAAGATTGGTTCTTCTAACGGAGAGTTTCCTTTGGTTTCAGCATACATCATGGTTGAGTTATCTGATGAGGCTCCAATTGACGCATTACCTTGTGGTTTCCGTGGTTATGAAGAAAGAGTTTACGATAGTATCTCTAATCCATCACCATTCCCTGTAATCAAAAACAAATACTACTTCCCAGGTGAAACAATTTATGACCCCCCATTTGGAAGTACTTACGGTGGAACAAATTTAGTTGCTACAAGTGGTGATGTTGTAAGAAGAACTTACCTTGGTATGTCATCACAATTTGGTGTTGATTCTGACTTGTTACAATACAAAGGTAGACAAAACCCTGTTGTTGGTTGGAATGAAGCAACTGAATCTACTCCATGGAATTACCAAACTCAAGGTTTCCACATGGACTCAGGTGCTACAGTTGTTACAATCGGTAACGCTCAAGTTACAAGTGGTTCACCAGCATTCGTATGTGGTGTGGCTAACTTCTCTGACGAACCTACTACACAGGATAACCCATACTACTTCATTTACTCAAGAAAATATACATTCTGTTTCCAAGGTGGTTTTGATGGTTGGGACATTTACAGAGAATTCAGAACTAACCAAGACAGATTTATGTTAGGTGGTTCAGGATACTTACAAGGTTCTACACCAACACAGAGATACCCAACGGCATCTGGTGACGGAACATTCAAGAGAATCGTTGTTGGTAACAATACTCAAGATTTTGCAAACACTGACTACTACGCATACTTACTTGGTATTCTATCATTCAATAACCCTGAATCAACAAACATCAACGTATTTGCAACATCAAGTATTGATTATGTAAACAACTCAAACTTGTGTGAGACTGCGATTGGTATGGTTGAAAATGAAAGAGCTGACTCAGTTTATATTGTTACAACTCCTGATTACAACATGTACACTTCAGATGGTGGTTCACAATACGAAATCATCTACCCACAAGAAGCGGTTGATAATTTGGATAACACAGGAATTGATTCATCTTACACAGCAACTTACTACCCATGGATTTTGGAAAGAGATACTGTTAACAACACTCAAATCTACTTACCACCAACAGGTCAAGTTTGTAGAAACTTAGCGTTGACTGATAACATTTCATTCCCATGGTTCGCATCAGCGGGTTACACAAGAGGTCTTGTAAACTCAGTTAAAGCAAGATTGAAACTAACTCAAGAAGATAGAGATACACTTTATCAAGGTCGTATCAACCCAATTGCAACTTTCTCAGATGTGGGAACTGTAATTTGGGGTAACAAAACTCTTCAAGTTAGAGATTCAGCACTTAACAGATTGAACGTAAGAAGATTGTTGTTACAAGCTCGTAAGTTGATTTCAGCGGTGGCAGTTAGATTGTTGTTTGAACAAAATGACGAAATCGTAAGACAACAGTTCTTGGATTCGGTTAACCCAATCCTTGACGCAATCAGAAGAGACAGAGGTCTTTATGACTTCCGTGTAACAGTAAGTTCTTCACCTGAAGATTTGGACAGAAACACTTTAACAGGTAAGATTTACTTAAAACCAACGAAAGCTCTTGAATTCATTGACATTGAGTTCTTCATCACTCCAAGTGGAGCTTCGTTTGAAAATATCTAAAATAAAAACAAAGTGGGGTTTCGGCCCCACTTTTTAGCCGTTTAATCAAAAATGAAAAAAATAAAAGAAGGATTTGAAGGAAAAGCACCGGATTTGAAATACTATGCATTTGATTGGGATGACAATATTGTTCACATGCCAACAAAAATTATAGTAGAAAGTGAGTTTGGTGATGAAGTGGAAATGTCAACGGATGATTTTGCAACTTACAGAGAGCGTATTGGTAAAGAACCTTTTGAATATAAAGGAGAGACTATAACCGGTTATGCTGAAAATCCTTTTAGAAACTTTAGAGTGGAAGGTGACAAACAATTTTTAGTTGATGCTATGAGAGCTAAACCAGGTGCGGCTTGGGAAGATTTTAAAGAAGCAATCAATAACGGGTCAATTTTTGCGATAATCACAGCGAGGGGTCACAACCCAAAGACAATTAAAGAGGGTGTTTACAATTACATTATCAACAATTATGAGGGTATTAATAAACAACAATTAATTAAAAACTTAAAAAAGTATCGTGATTTTGTGGGTGAGGAGGAAATGTCAGATAATGAACTTATCCGTTCTTACTTAGAATTAAATAAGTATAATCCTGTAAGTTTCGGTGAGGGTTCCGCGGCAAACCCTGAAGAACTTAAAGTAACTGCTATGGAAGATTTTGTGAGATATGTAAAATCTATGGCGGCTTTACTACAAAAAAGTGCTATACTTAAAAAAGATATTGCCAATAAATTTTCTCCTAGAGTTCCTTTAATAGGCTTTTCAGATGATGATATTAAGAATGTAGATGTAATGAAGAAGCATTTTAATAAAATCAAAGAACCAATTAAAGTATATTCTACTAAAGGAGGAACTAAAAAAGAATACTAGTACTGAGCCTAGTGAAGATATAATTTATTCAAATTTAAAGTAAAGAGAAAAATTTTCACACAGGTAGTATTTATAAACAAAGATAAAAATTAAAGAAAAGTAAAATAACATGGCGGATTTATTAATGAAAATGCCCATACCTTATGAACCAAAACGTGTAAACCGTTTTATTCTTAGGTTTCCCTCTTCGTTAGGAATTAACGAATGGTTTGTTGAATCAACAAAGCGTCCTTCAATCAAAATTGCATCAACTGAAATTCAGTTTTTAAACACATCAACTTTCGTTGCGGGTAGATTCAACTGGGATGAAATCCCTGTTACCTTCCGTGACCCAATCGGTCCTTCAGCGGCACAAGCTCTTATGGAGTGGGTTCGTTTACACGCTGAATCAGTTACAGGTCGTATGGGTTATGCAGCAGGATATAAAAAAGACATTGATTTAGAAATGTTGGACCCAACAGGAGTTGTTGTGGAGAAATGGATTCTCTACGGAACATTCTTAACTAGTGTGGACTTCCAAGCTCTTAACTACTCACAAGACGCGTTAGCAACTATTAGTTGTAGTTTAAGACCTGACCGTTGTGTTTTAGTTTACTAATTTCTATTTATTTACTTTTATAAATCCGTATATTTAACCGTAGAGCCAAACTCTACGGTTTTTTTATTATGGAAGATTCATCAAAATACGGACAAGAAAATTTTAGTTTACCACACGATGTGGTACCTCTACCATCTAGAGGATTATTTTACAAAAATAAGAAAAGCAGTGTTAAAGTTGGATACTTAACCGCTTCAGATGAGAATATCCTTATGGGACGTTCTGATGATTTAACAATGCAACTTTTGAGAAATAAGTTGTATGAACCAGGTATGAGACCTGAAGAATTGATGGAGGGAGATATTGAAGCAATTCTTATCTTCTTAAGAAATACTTCATTCGGACCTGAAATGGAGGTTAGTTTAGTTGACCCAAAAACCGGTAAAGATTTCCAAACAAATATTTTGTTGGATGAACTTAACATTAAAAAAGGTATGGAACCTGAAGAAGATGGTACCTTTTCAACTGTGTTACCGATTTCAGGTGCAAATGTTAAACTAAGACCATTGACATATGGTGATGGTTTGGAACTAAAGAAAATATTTGATTCATACCCTCAAGGTAGGGTAGTTCCAAGAGTTACAACAAGATTGGTAAAAGAAATCCAAAGTATTAATGGAAATACCGATAAGGGAGAAATCACAAAATTTGTGGAACAGATGCCAATCGCAGATTCCAAATTCATAAAGAAATTTATGGATGAAAATGAACCTAAATTAGATATGCAAAGAACAGTAACAACCCCGTCAGGAGAAAAACTCACAGTGAATGTTGGGTTCGGGGTTGAGTTTTTTCGCCCTTTCTTCTGAGTATAGGAAATCACAAATTGATGAATTTTATTATTTAAAGTCTCTTCTTGGTATGACCTACCAAGAATTTTTAATTCTGCCAATTTTTATTAGGAAATATCTTTTAAATAAATGGGTTGAAGATAAATCCCAAAAAACAAGATAAAATCTATTTATCTAAAAAGTAAAAATGGCTGAAGATAATTTAGGCGGTGACTTTAAAAATATTGGTGATGTATTCAAGGCGTATCAAGGTGCTTTGAATCTTAAAGATACTATTAATAAAATCTATGATGGCATTAATAGTATTAATCGTAATTTTGGGGAAAGTAGACTTAGAGCTGTTGAATTTTCAAACGCCATTACCGATTCTGCGGCTAGTTTAGTTAGGGTTGGAGCATCTTTAGATGACATTGATGGAACTATAACAGCAATTGCTGCAGGTGCAAGAAGGAGTGTTGTTGAAACAACGGAAACTTTAACAGAAGTTTATGCTGCAGCCCAACTAATTGGTGAAGCTGCTGACCCAAGAAGATTAGTTGAAAGTTTCCAAGAAGCTGGTTACGAGATTTCACAAGTTGGTGAAAATGTTGCCGAATCTATTGGGTATGTTCAAACTTTAGGACTGAATTCAAGACAGATTATGTCTGATGTGGTTTCTAGAATGGAGTACATGAATAGGTTTAATTTCTCTGATGGTGTTCTTGGATTAACAAAAATGGCTGCTCAGGCATCAATGTTGAGGTTTGATATGGCAAATACCGCAAAATTTGCGGACAGTGTTATGAATCCTCAAGGGGCTATTGAAATGGCTTCAGCATTCCAAAGACTTGGTGTTATGGCTGGTGATTTAGTTGACCCGTTTGTTTTGATGGATAAATCAATTAATGACCCTGCAGGATTACAAGACAGTCTTATCAATATGACGAAGCAATTTACAATGTTTGATGAGAAAACTCAGTCGTTTAAAATTGCACCGGGAGCTCAAAGACAAATTAAAGAAATTGC